CTTTTTGTGCTCAGCATATTGTTCTGATACTTGAGTTTTACTTAAATCCTGCCCAGCTTTCTTTTTTTGAAATTCATTCCAGTTTAGTACATCACCAGTCGAACCTCTCATTGATGAAACTAAATCATTTGCAAGATCCTTACCTTTAGTTTTAAAATCTAACTTCGAAGCAATAACATCACCAAAAATTGGAATTCGCCTAATCATATCATCCATAGCATCAAATGGCTTCTGAATTAAATCTCGCTGAGCTCCCATAACGTCATTTATTCGCTTTAATTCGTTCTGTTTTTCCTTTGCCATTCTCAATGATAATTCTTCATTTTTCAATCCAAGACGTTGAGCTTCTAAAATATCTTCGGTAAGATCCAAATTACTAAAATTTTCTGTTCCAACTCGTTCTACATTCTCTATTACATCTTGCCATCCTTTTGCAACATTTTGAATAAGACTAATTGATTTTTTTGATAAAACTGTATTCTTTTTACTTAAAGACGCGGTTTTTGCCATAGATATATTTAATGAATTGGTAACAGTGGTCAAATCTCTTCCACTGCCATAAATTTCCTTAAAACTTGATACTATCCCCTTAGATATATCACTAAAGTTTGAAAGTGACTTAACTGAATCATCTGTCATACCAGATAATAATTTTATTTGGTCTTTAACATTACCTATATCCTTATTTAAGTTTTCCCATAAAGCACCATTATCTTTAATATGTTTTCTGGTTTGTTTGTTTAATTTATTCCAATCATCTTCCGATGGAAAATTAAATCGTTCCCACTCTTTTTTGCCTGCCATCAACTATCTCTATTCAATAAAAGAAGATATTGGATTATCTTTTATGTGTTGCTCTAACTCATCTCGTAAGTTATTATATTTCTTTCTAATACGTTTAATTTCTGGATCATTTTCTAACGATTTCATCGCTTTCTTACCACGTTTTTTTGCAACGACACTAAAAAAATTATCTAAAAATTCATTTAAAATTTGTTCGTTTTTTATCTTATACTTTGGCATTATGTTTTCTCCGAATTGAAGTGTAACTAATTGAAATGTTCTCTTATATAAATATCAAAGTAACCAAAAAATATTACTTACGTCGGGGTTTTTTAATAGATGGACCTCTCGTATTAGATTTTTTCATTTGTTTATTGTACGATGATTGTTCGTCTTTGTATTGCTGTTCAAGCCGTTTTAGATAATATAGTCTCAGATATATTGGCATATTATAGACTTCATTGAATGTGAATCCACCTTTGGAATTATATATTAAGGTGAATATTTGGTTGTGTATATCTGGTTTATCTTGAGGTCGAAGGCCAAAAAAACGTGGCGGTTACTGGAACCGCTACCTCCTCAACTTCCCCATTGTCAAGTTCTACTGTAAAGGATAAATCTACGTCTGGTGTTATTGTTGTAAGATATACTCTATATGCAAATGAATCTATTGAAAGAAACTCATTATCAACAAATGAATTTATCACACTGTCATCGCGATTTCCATCTACTGCTATAATAGATGATTTTAATCGTGTTGTAATTTCTGGATCAATTCCTGTACTCTTTGAAATTTTCTTTAATGCTTTTAATTGAGAATCATTTGCCTTCTCATCCCTCTGTGTGAGTAATTTAAAGGTTAATTTTCTCTTTGATCCAGGTAACTTAAAATCAAATTCATTCTTACCCTTTTCATAATCATTAAAATTTATTTTTTTATTTTCAAGTGAAGTTAAGTCAACAGTTTCATCTCTTTTATTACCACTACTTGGATCTACAAAGTCAAATGTATAATCCTTACCATATGCAAGAACTCTTGCTGCTACCATAATTGCATTCTTATCTCCAATTAAAATATCATCAAGGTCTACATCAGAAACTACTAATGCATCTAACAATTTATCTAATACTATTCCCTTCTGAATTAAATTTGTAGATGTCAAAATATCTTCTTCTCTTGCTGTCATGTATTTAACTTCTACTTCCCCACTTGATAATGGATTGTCCTCTGGGTAAAAATATCCCTTTGAAGGCAAACTAATCATTTCAGTAGGAAACTGGCTCTTTTCTTTTGCCATATCTATTCTCCTATGTATTTATATTATACTAATAACCAATTATTACTAAAACTTATACTGGGTACTCTGTTAGGAATACCCAGTTTTAAACTTACTTACTACTTACCGGATTTACCGACTGCATCTCTAACGGAATAAAGACCGAATGATGCTAATAATGTCCAAACAACTTCTGGTACTTGATCTACGTAACCTGTCGCTTGTAAGACACCGATAACACCTGCAATAACTGATGTCCAAATCGTTTTTGACTGATACCATGCTTTATCTTGTAATACTGCCATAATTGACTCCTATTGTTGTTGTTAAAAATTTAAGCTTGGATGTTGTTTCTTATGATGATTATAACACAAAACAACTCCACCTACTTTGTTCCGAACATGATAATCTACAACTTTTTTTACTGGATTATTTTTGCCCGTAAATTTCTTTAATATCTCATTCATCATTTCTTTATTGTGATGTACGTGTAAATCTTTACTACTACCACATTCTTTACACTTAAAACCTGCCCTTTTTAGAATTGGATATTTCCATTCTTTGTATAATTTGTTAGAAGCGTATACTCTTGCTGATAATGGTGAGGTTCCACCTTGCCACTGTGAAGAGTCTTTTCCGTATAAAACTTTAATATTCCCATCTTTCCATTGTTTTTTCATTTTAACTGAACGAGATTTTCTACCTTCAGATGATTTGGCTTCTTTTAATAACCCATCACAATTTTTTCTTACTCGTTCATCTTCAATAGTTAATCCAGCATTCCAAACTTTTCTTTCACCATTCTTAAATTGTTCTCTACGAGTTTTAGATGAGTTATCTATTGCCTTTTGGTTATGTCCCCAGTTATTTTTTATTCTTGCTATGTGCCCCTGTCTATATTCTCTAAAACCATGTCCTATCCAATTGGTTTTCTCACCACAACCACATTTACAGGTTGGATATTCACCATTCAAGTAAAATTTAACATAAAAATCTTGCGATTTAATTTTATGAGTTCTACCGTTATGTTTTCTTAACGAATCATATGATTCAAACTCTCTATTACAATTACACTTAAACACAATCACTTAAAGTAATACTTTAATCAAAATTGTAAAATCGCGTAGTCATATCTCAATGTAAGAGTTACATCAACGGGATCAGTTGTATTTGACCAATCCAAATCACCAAAAGTAGCGTTGGTAATCCAAGTACCTTTAAGCGTCCATTCTTCAACTTTATCACCTACAGGACCAAGAACGTTAATAGTTACATCCTTCTTATAGAAATCTGTATATCCATCACGACCTGTTACTGATTCATGCCCTAAACGAATCCATTCCATACACGCCTGTGCTGCTGATGGGACTACCGGATCATAAAGAGTAATTTCAAGTTCTTCCCACGCTCCCTTTCCTTTAACATATCGTTTTACGTTAATGTGATCTAATTCTATTGTTTCAAATGCAATTGTAGGTCTATTCGCAGTCTTAATAAGGTAAGCTGGAATACCCTCAATGTACATGATGTATCTGTTCTTCGTTTTTGGTTCAAACGGAGTGAACATTATTTCTGACGGGTCTAATAGCTCTGGCATCTCTTGTCTCCAATTAAATTTTATTTTCTTCTACTATAAATATCAAATTTCTAAAAAATCATTATATTCATTTTTCATAGTTTTATAGAAGTTTTTAATTTCTACTCATATATAAATATAACAAACAACAAAAAACTCCTCAAAAAATTAAACTATTAATTCATATTTTAATTATACACAATTTTTCTATTTGAGTTGACCGGGCTTTATTAGAGCATGCTCTATCACAAAATAATTTATTTTCTGGTATTTCTTTTTTACAATATTTACATAAGTTATTCATATTATCATCTATCCTACACTAATTATAACTATAATTATAGGTAAATTACAAAAACTACCTAATTAATTTAACTTTTTTGTATAAGAAACAAAAAACCCCAAATATAAAATCTGGGGTTTCTCTTTAACTGCTGTTTGATTTATAGTTTTAACTTGGGAAAACCGCTCCTGTTGGTAAAACGCTGAAGTCCAAAACAATAAATTCTGCCGTTCGAGTTGGTTGGATAAAAATTTGTCCTACCAACTGGTTTCTGTCGACTACATCAGGAGTATTATTACTGTCATCCATAACTACCTTAAATGCTGATAAACCACTGTTTGCCTGTACTGATTCTAAGAACGGATTCACAATGTTCAAGAAACGATTTCTCGTCGCACTTGTATTTTGTTCGAAAACCAAGTATCTACTTGAACTTGCAATGAACTTCTTCAACTTGATTAACAATCTACGAACATTCACACGATCAAGTGCTGATGGTCTTGCTTGGAGTGTTTTTTGTCCCCAAACTACTACACCTTGACCTGGGAATGAAGCGATTGGATTAACTCTATCTTCATAAAGAGCATCTCTTTCTTCGTGAGTCAATCGTGTTTCAGCTTGTAATACCGTTGTCAATCCACCACGATTCAAACCTGCTGGTGCGAACCATTCGTGTGCTACTTTATCTGTGTAAGCTATTACACCAGGTAACACTACTGAAGGTGGAACCCAAACTGGAAGTGCTGTATTCCTATCAACAATCTTTACCCAAGGGTAATAAGTTGCTGTATAATTACTATCAAGTGAAGTAATCGCGTTTGTTGCAGTTGATATGGGAGCACCCTTAATTGTACAATCTAATACATAAAATGCATCGCCACGCTCTTCACATTTGGCAATTGCATGATTCGTAATTTTACTATGTAATCCGTGAATAATACCAGGTGTTACCAACATATTGATATCAAATTCATCAGGATTACTGATTGCATTAATTGCTTTCTTATAAGCAGTTGAACCAGCAGTTGATGAAGTTGAACAATCAAATCCTTGTGTATTTGTATTCACAATATCTGCTGCTTTATACTTCGGAACTGCTGGATTCACACTATCGAATCCACCTTGAAATGGAACAACGAACTTTCTCTGTTTAATATGAGAAAGTGTAAGTGTTACCTTTTCAGTTCCATCCGAATAAGTATCAGTACCATATCCATGATTGCCAGAAGTTGTACCGTTAAAATCCTCAATACTCATACTGACTTGTGAACCAGATCCAAATGAATTATGTGGTGCTAAATACTGCCTTGCATCTATATTTGAATAATCATGTCCATAAGGTACATCATCATCATATTCATTTGATGCATTTGACTGTGAAGCTTTAAATGCCCATACTGGTACAGATGAATCATCACTACCAAATGGATTCCTAATTGCTTTATGTCCCATTGGAACTACCGTTACTGGTACTTCTCTATTAGATATTGCTGAATAATCAGATACATAAATATGTTTAGACAGATTTGGCCAATCACCATTATAAGTGAGTTTACCATCTGAATCTATTGTTACATACCTATCACCAATTCGTCTTGCAAAGAAATTAGGACTTGTAGGATTAAAATTCAAATTATCCCATTGTTCTATTGGATTACCCTTTAACAGGTCATTGTTAGACATATTATCATCCAATCCAGTTTCTCTTAATTGAACTGAAAATGAACCAAAATCACTACCTGCAATTGTACCTGCTTTCTTAATATTCAAAATAACAATCTTAAATTTGTTATTTACATCACTACCATGTGAACGAGAGTTAACTTTAAATAAATCATATCTACCACCATTAATCAACTGTGATTGAATTTCTGGTGTTACTGCATTTTGATATGTTATTCCTAAACTCAAAGTTCCATCTACTACAGATACGGTATCACCTGATGAATATCCTTGGCTACTTTGTGCATATTTAAAGTTCTTATACAAATATGATGATACAGTATTTTGACCAGACTTTTGAACTTGTGCATCTGAACTAAATACTTCATCAATATATGTATATCCAGTAGGTATAGTACTTCCTGTATTAAATGAAATTTTATATACATTCTGTGAACCATCTGCTGTTAAACTTTTTTCACCCCAATTACTACCACTAAGTGTTAATGTAGCTGCGTCCCAATTACCAGTAATAGTACTTCCTTCTAAATCTGCAGTTCCATCTGAACCACCACGAGATGGTGCTAATAGTGCAACTGTTTTACCACCTGTTGCTGATGCTCCACCTGCAAGAGTGGTAGTTGTACTACCAGATTTAAAAGTAAAACTATTTGCTGCCGTACCTGCACTGGACCCACTTATCGAAATAGTTGATGTTGTTCCTATTTGAGCTACAGTAACACCCGTTCCCGATACATTACCTATCTCTGTTACCAAGTTTGCAATACCGGTACTACCAGTCGCTGCTAATGAACTACTTCCTACGAAAAAGTATGTATTTCCAACATCATCTGGAACTGGTTCATTTGATGCTACAAAATTATAAGTCGTTGCGCCACTACCAACAATTGTAAATGTATCACCATCAGACATATCTGTAATGTGAACTGATGCTGATGCGTATGTGGCCGATGTTGCGGTTCCTACCTTAATTGCAAGACTATCAACTGAATAACCGGCTGTGTTTAACACACGAATTATTGTTACAGTTCCTGCACTTCTTAAATATTGTTCTACCGCGTACGGTGTGTAATAATTTGAGACTCCATTTTTATCGGAGGTAGACCCAAACATTTCTTCAAACTCAGGAAAATTACGAATAACTGTTGGAACAAATGCTGGACCTTTTACGGTTGGTCCAATTATTGCTGCTCCAATGTTTGCAATTCCTTGAGGTAGAAATGATAAATCCCGTTCCCTGGTGAAAACACCCGGACTTACAATCCTTTCGCTCATGTTATTTCTCCCATATTAGATTTATTATACATTATTATTCTCCTAATTTAATATTAAAGTTGATGAAACCATGTCAGTTATTCAATAAATTGACAACATTTTCTTTAGAAATATCACTCTCCAAAATGAAGTATAGACTAAAAAAATATCTAACTATAAATATAACCTAAACCACTCAAACGATTAGTTTAGAGGAGATTATTTTAAGTAGTTTCTTTTGTTACTTCTGGTGTTTCTGTAGCTGTGAAAACCCCTGTTGATGGGTCTAATGAACCTGGTCCATACTTTTTATTCAAATCATCAACTAACTTTCGTTCTGATTCTTGTACACCAACATATTCAGATTCTAATTGAACTTCTGAAGATTCTAATGAATCAAGTTGTTGTTGAACTAATAATCGTTGAACTTTTAATTGCCCAAACTGAAGTTGTTTTTGTTGATATGAACTTTGTAAGTCTTGTAAAGATTTTAATTCATCTTCTGTAAACTTTGTTTCTTTATTTGCCATGTTATAACTCCTACGTTATTTGTGTTGTTAATATATATATATTAAATTTTGAAAAACCTATTTTAAATGACTAGGGTGTCCTATATTCTTTAGATTATTTTTTATTGCTAATTTATGTTTCTTATCAAGATTGTTATCTTTACTTAGTTTATATGTTAATTCCTTGCTTTCTTCAATTCTACCTATATGCCATGAAGCAACTGATTTTTGGAAAAGTAAATGATGGTCCTCATTATAACCCAAGTACTTATTAGTTACGTTTTTTGAGTTTTCTAAGAATTCTAATC